TAATGATACGGCGACCACCGAGATCTACACTCTTTCCCTACACGACGCTCTTTCGATCTGTAGAGGTGGATGACCTCGGACGCCGGGATGCGGACCGTGTCCATCCCGCCCTGGCCCGACATGGGGGCCAATCGGCCATCCTCCGGGTGCGAGCGGTACAGGTGGTAGGCCACGCGCCGTCCAAGGTTGTCGAACTCGATGCCGGAGCGCACGACGTTGCCTGACGGCAGATCGGTGTTCAGGTTGATGGGCAGGTGCTCGGGCTCCAGCAACTGGAGCTGCAGGGGCACCGACAGGCCATCGTCCGGACGGCGTGGCCGCAGTCGGATCAGGCATTCGCCACCTTCGAGCATCGCCCGACAGGCCAGCGCCTGCAGGCCGTAGAAGTCCGTCTGTCCGGCCACGTCGGCTTCCTCGACCCAATCGCGCCACAGCGCCTGCACCTCGGCCTTGAACCGTTCGTCGCCCGACAGGCTCTGCGGTTTGATGCCGGTACCGACGGCGTTGGCGACGAAGGCGTCGAGCGCGGCCTGCGCCCACGCATTGCGACGCACGAGATCGCGGCTCTTACCGCGCAGTTCGGCGTTAGTCGCCAGCATCGCGGCGACCGCACCCGGATTGCCGGGCATCCAAGCCAGCGAGCGACGACCACGACCTGCGGCTTCGTGTACCGGCGAGGCACCGAACAACCGGCGCACGGTTTGGGAGAACCACGCCATCTCAGAACCCCTTGCGGGTGGTAATGCGGATCTGGCGGGGCGCACCGGGCAACAGCCCGGTCTCAGCCGCCTGCTGAAGCAGGCCCCGCCTGACTTCGCGGATGGCGGCCATCAATTCGTCGACAGAGCGGTACTCGACCGTCTTGTCGGCAAAGGTCACGCGCCGTTCGCCCTTGGCGAGCGCGGATTCCAAGGCCTGGAGCTGGGTTTCTGTATAGGCCATCAGCGGTACACCACGAGATTGATTTCGGAGGAGTCGTCGAACGACGTTGCTGTCGTCGCGCAGGAGATGTCGACGTACTGGGCCGCTTTCAGGTCGGAGCTGGCGCGAACGACAGCCACACGCTGCTGGCCGCTGTTGCTACTGCTGCGTGCGAGCGCCGTCCAGCAGTAGTTCGCATCCGGCATCGCCAGCGCAAAATGCACGCGGTACCGGCCCGCCGCCGTGCGCACGACGCTGGCCACGTTGCGCGCGCTGGCGATCACAACCTGACCGCCCACGTAGCCAAAGCTCACCCACACCCGAGCAAGTCCAGGGTGCGTAGCGTCGATCTTGGTCTTGACCTCGAAGCCGATGCGCGCAGCCAGGGCGGCGATGCTGGACGCGAGGCTCATCAGGCCAGCGCCCCGTCGAAGATCACGACGAAGTCCGTGTCGGTGTTGCCAACATCGACGGCCGCAACCGCGCCAATGTTGGTGCGCGCCTGCTGCTGTTCGGCAACGGTCAGGGTTTGCGCCGCGTCGAACCGCACCCGCAGATTGACGGCAGCGAGGAGCGCGTCCAGCCCCGTGGTGCCGTTCTGCAGCAACTGCTGGATCTCCACCAGGGTGTCGTAGGCGGCGTCTGCTCCACCGAGGATGTCGGCCTTGAGCGCGTCGAGCAGCGACACGATCTTGTTCGACGAGTAGGTGGTGGAGGTGGCGATCTGGTTGTCGTCGATGGCGGTTGCGGAGAGCACCGCCGCCTTCAGTTCGTTGATCGCCGCGACCAGACTCGACTTGTCGGTGGTGGACAGGCTGGCTAGGTTTCCCGCCGTCGCCCGGACGTCGTTGAACTCCTGGGCGACCCGGATGACCAGGCTCTCGATACGGGTGGCAAGACTCATTTGTTCTCCTTGGTTTGAAGGCGACTGCCATCAGCGAAGCCAACGGCTTCGGATGACGCGTCGACCGGTAGTGCGGGCTCCAGAAGCAGCGAGGCCACCGCTGGGGGTGGCCTCGTTCAATTCGATGTCGTGGATGGGCGGTGGCGCATCCGGTGGGGGCGCTACCCCAAGTTGCCGCTCCAACTCCCGCCAGTGGCGTTCCTCGAAGCGGTCCAGTCCCGCCGCCGATGCGGCCGCGCGGGCGTAGACGTAGCAGTCGAGCGCCTCGTTGCGCTCTCGCATCTTTTGCCATTCGCGCACCGGGAATCCGTTGCGGTCGCGGCGCGTGATCAGTTGCTCGGCGCAGAGCTGCTGGATGAACTCGGCGTCGATCTTGGGCAAATGGACGAACCCGGCTGGAAACACCGGGGTCGAGCCGTCCTCGCCCACATCCGCGCTCTTGCGCAGGTTGTTGTAGAACTCCAGCTTGGCGATCCCAACCGCCACCGTGAACACCTTGATGCCTCGGCGCAGTTTCTTGCCACCCTGCGACACATCGATGGCTGTCGGTGTGCCGATCAGTGCGGCACCGCGCGGCACGCCCTTGACCGCCATCACGCGCGGATCGTGGCAGGCTCGCACAAAGGCGTAAGCCTCCTGCGTGGCAAAGCCGGTGTCCAGCGCGAAGCGCGCCAGTGGCATCGCCACCCCCGAGGCGTGCGTCCAGTTCTCGGCCAGCATCGCGGCCAGCGCCTTCCACACCGCGTCCCGTGCGGTATCGCCCATCAGGACTCGGTGCTCGATGAGCCAGGACTCCTTACCGCGCCCAAAGGCCCAGATCGAGGCCTCGATGCGATCCTTCTGGACGTCGGCCGCACCCACCAACAGCAGGCCGCCCAGTGGCACGGTGCCCACGGAATAGTCCTCGCGGCGCTCGACCAGCCGTTGCCAGTCGGGCGCTTCGCCTTCCTCGACCCAGGTCTCGCCCAGCTCGGTGTTCTTGAAAGTCTTGATCGCGGCGGCCGATCCCGACTCCTTGTTGACGGCGGCTTCCCACGCCGCAGCGATGTCACGCCAGGATCGCCAGCCAACGGGGCTGTAGAGCGACGACAGGTGAAAGCCAGCCGTCTTGCCCTGTGCCATCGAACGCCATTCGCCACGCTCCAGCATCCACGTCTTGTGATGCTCGGAAATCGCGGTGTCGCAGGACTCGCAGATGTATGCGGCGGTTTCCGGTTGCCCTTTGTCCCAGCGCAGTTGCTCGAAGCGCAACCATTGCGGGTGGTTGCAGTGCGGGCATGGCACGAAGTAGCGGCGCTGGTCGCTGGCCTCGTACTCGCGCTCGATGGCGGAGGCGCCAGAAATCGTCGGCGTCGACACGATGAAGATCTTGCGCCGGGCAAAGGTGCGTGTGCGCGCCTCGGCCAGCGAGATCGCGTCGCCTTCACCCTCGACGTCCAGCGGATACCCGTCAACCTCGTCGAGGAACAGGTAGCGCACCGGCATAGAGCGCAAGCCTACCGCGCTGTTCGCCCCGGTCATCACCAGCACGCCGCCCCGGAACTCCTTGGCCAGAATGGTGTTGCCCGAGTCGCGCGAGCGCGCCGGGGCGATCAGTTCGACCAAGGCGGACGATTCCTCGATCAGCGGGTCGATCCGCTGCTTGGAGTTGCGCTTGGCCATCTCCACCGTTGGCCAGACGGCCATCATCGGTCCCGGCGCATGGTGGATGACATAGCCAATCCAGTTCGACCCCATCTCGGTCGCGCCGAGCTGGGCTGCTTTCATGAACACCACACGCTCGACCGGCGAGGTCGGCGACAGGCAATCCATGATGGCCTTCAGGTAAGGCGTGCGGCTCGTGCGCCAGCGTCCTGGCTCGGCAGACGCCTTGCTGGAGAGCATCCGGTGGCGATCTGACCATTCCGATACCGTGAGCAGCGGGTCAGGGGTAAGCCCGTCGCGCCACGCCCGTTCGATCTCCTGCGCGCCTTCGTAGTCCATCGTCATCAATCCACGCGCGGGCGCAGCTCGCCCAGCTCAATCAGGTGCTCGCGCACGGCAGCCTCCAGGGCCACGTGCATCTGGTGCGCATCGACACCGAGCGTGGATGCCATCTGCCCGGAGATACGCGCTGGCCAGTTCAACCACGCGTCGCGCTCGATGCGCGCAAGTTTGAACACGTGGGCCACGGCCTGCGCCCGATCCACCAGTTCCTTCTTGCGGTGCGCCAGCTCCACCTTATTGAGCTGGGCTTTGAGCACTTCGTTGACGGTGCGTGCCTGTAGCAGCGATGTCCCGCCCGTCGACAACGGTGGGGTGCCGGGTTCGGGCACCTCACGCTCAGGCAGTACGCGCGCCTTCGCGGGGCTGACTTTCTCCGGCGCTGCCGCCTTGCGGGGTTGCAATGTGTTTTGTGCCCACTGCGCGTCGGCGGTATCCGGATCAATCGTGCCGTCTGGCAGAGGTGTGATCCGCCCGGTGTCGATGGCCTTCTTCACGGCCACGTGCGACACGCCACGGTGGCGCGCGTAGGCGCGAATGGAAAGTCCCATCGTCACCTTCAATCATTTGTTCGTCATGTCCGCAGATTGAGCTTGGCTTCCATCGGGAACAGCGCGTTCATCAAGTCACGCCAACCAACCCCGAAAGGAAAACGCCATGAGCCAGATCGACACCATCCTCACCCTCATCGCCCAGAAGCATCTCGGCATCGAAACCCTGCAAACCCGGAACGCCGACAGCCTCGACTTCCACGACACGGCGGTGTGGTGCCTCAAGGACGCGTTGGAAGCGGCCTTCAAGGCGGGCGTCGTATTTGGCGCATCGAGCCCGAAGGCCTCGGAAGCGGAAATCGCCAAGGACTGATCGGAAACCGACGAAGCCAAGCAGAAAGCGCTTGGCTTCAGTCCCAGACAGCGCGTTCATCACATCGTCATCCACCACCCCCAAAGGAGCAGCCCATGACCACCACCAACCTGACCCCGGCCCAACACGCCATCCTGGCCAAGGCCATCAACACCAGCGCAGGGAAGATCGACTGGTTCCCCGACAACATCAAAGGCGGCGCGCGCAAGAAGGTGCTCGACGGGATGTTTAACCGTGCCCTGATCACCACCGACGGCACCGACTGGTTCGTCGCCGCCGAGGGCTACGATGCCCTGGGAATGCCGCGTCCCGGCGTGAACAAGACGGGCATCGGTCAATTCGAAGCCAATCTCGACCAAATCATCGCCAACGCTGAAGGCGCGTCAGCCGCCGCGAGCGATCCCGAACTGGAAGCCGCCGTAACCGCCGCCGAAGCAACGTGGGCCAAGCCGCGAACCCGCGACAACAGCAAGCAAGCCGAAGTGATCCGGATGCTGCAACGCCCCGAGGGCGCAACCATCGGCCAGATCTGCACCGCCACCGGCTGGCAGGCGCACACGGTGCGCGGCACCTTCGCCGGGGCGTTCAAGAAGAAGCTGGGCCTGACCATCGTGTCGGACAAACCGCAGGGCGGCGAGCGGGTGTACCGCATCGCCTGATCAGAAAGATCGAGAAAGAGGCCAAGTGGCGCTTGGCTTCTCAATCGAACAGCGCGTTACTACGGGTGTCGCAACGATCAACCCGAAGGAGCCAGAGATGAAC